TATGGTACACAACGGTACTACGTGGAAAGGCTATCAAGGTGTTTATTCATCAGCCGATGCGCTAGGACCAATTGTTTCAGCAACTGAGCCTACTACACAGCAAGATGGATCATCTGCACTAGTAACTGGTGACATTTGGGTTAGTACAGCAGATTTAGAAAACTATCCACAAGTTAACAAGTATAACGCAGATCTTCAAAAGTGGATTGCACTTGATGAAGGTGATCAAACTACTGAAGATGGTATTTTGTTTGCAGATGCACGTTACGGTACAAGTGGCGGAACAGCAACAGTAGCACCAACAGGTACTATTGCAGAGCTATTAGTTAGTGACTTCTTAGACACTGATGCGCCGGATCCAGCACTATATCCAAAAGGTATGTTGTTGTTTAATTTACGCAGAAGCGGATTTAACGTTAAGAAATTTACACGTAACTACGTAGACGTAACTGCTAAAAACGTTCGTCAAGGTGATGTACTTCAAACTGCTTATTATCCACATCGTTGGGTTACTGAATCAGCTAACCAAACAGACGGAGCAGGTAGCTTTGGACGTAAAGCACAGCGTAAAGTAGTTATACAAGCTCTACAAGCAATGGTTAATAGTAACCAAGAAATTAGAGATGACGAATCAAGACTATTTAACGTAATGGCAACACCAGGATATCCAGAACTAATTGGTGAAATGGTTGCGCTTAATAACGATAGAGGCTTAACAGCATTTGTTGTTGGTGATAGTCCAATGAGACTTAAGAGTGATGCAACTACACTAAACAACTGGGGCTCAAACGTAGCACTAGCTGTTGAAGATAACGACAATGGATTAACAACAAGAGACGAGTACTTGGGTGTATTTTATCCGAGCTTGTTTACAAGTGATAATGCAGGTAACAACGTTGTTGTTCCACCAAGTCATGGTATCCTAAGAACATTAGCACTAAGCGATCAAGTTAGCTTTCCATGGTTTGCTCCAGCAGGAACAAGACGTGGCGGAATTACTAACGCAAGTGCCGCAGGATACATTACTGCAGAAGGCGAATTTAAGTCAATATCACTTAATGAAGGACAGCGTGATACGCTTTACTCACAAAGTATTAACCCAATTACGTTCTTAACAGGCGCAGGTCTTGTTAACTTTGGTCAAAAGACTCGTGCAAAAAATGCAAGTTCTTTGGATCGTATTAACGTAGCACGTTTGGTTATCTACTTGCGTAGTCAACTTAACAAACTTGCTAAGCCTTACATCTTTGAGCCGAACGATAAGATTACACGTGACGAGATCAAAGCACAAGCAGATAGTTTAATGTTGGAATTAGTAGGTCAAAGAGCGTTATATGACTTCTTAGTAGTATGTGACGAAAGTAACAATACTCCTAGTAGAATTGATAGAAACGAGCTTTACTTAGATATTGCTATTGAACCAGTTAAAGCAGTAGAATTTATTTACATACCGCTAAGACTTAAGAACACTGGCGAGATTTCAGGATTATAATTCACTGAAATAGGCTCCTGAAAAATGGAGCCTATTATTTGATAAATAAATGTAACAGGAGAACAGAATGGCAATTTCAACACTTTCAAAATTAACAGTACCTTTAGATAGCAACGCAAGTGCATCTAATCAGGGCTTGTTAATGCCAAAATTACAATACCGTTTTAGAGTATCTTTGGAAAACTTTGGTGTATCAAGTCCGTCAACTGAACTAACTAAACAAGTTATGGATGTAACACGCCCTAGCGTTAGTTTTGATCAGATGACAGTTGATATTTACAACTCCAAAGTATTCTTAGCAGGTAAACACACTTGGGAACCAATTACGCTTAACTTACGTGAAGATGTTAGTAACAATGTACAAAAACTTGTTGGTGAACAGCTTCAGAAACAGTTTGACTTCTTTGAGCAGTCAAGTGCGGCAAGTGGCGCAGACTACAAGTTTGTTACACGTATTGAAATTTTAGACGGCGGCAACGGAGCAAATACAGCTAGTGTACTAGAAACATTTGAACTATACGGATGTTATTTAGAAAGCACTAACTATAATTCACTTAACTATGCTACATCAGATGTAGTTACAGTGGCACTAACAATCCGTTATGATAACGCAATCCAGAGCCCACAGGGTACTGGCATTGGTACAGCAGTTGGTAGAACAATCAACACAGCTATTACAGGTGGCGGCGCAATCTAAAGCGACTAATATTATTAAATTGAGGGGCTTAATTGTCCCTTTTTTTATGATCTAATTATCTACGTAGTTAACAGAAAAGGCTAAATATTAGTATGAGCTTCTTAAACGGTTTTTTAGACAATTTAGCATCGGGTGCGTTAAACCCTAAAGGTACACTGGGCGACTTTCAACATGCCGCACGTATGTTTGTTGACGATAGTCACAGACTAACACCTAAAGTAAAGTTTCTTTACCACGTTACCTTTAATATTAATCCAGATGTAACAGCAGTAATTCCGCAACTTAGACAAAAGCATATGAATGAACTTAATATGCTTGTTAAGACAGCGCAGTTACCTGCATATAATATTCAAACAGACATAAAACATCAATACAACAGAAAGCGTGTTGTACAAAAACGTATTGATTATCAACCAGTGACTATTAGTTTTCACGATGATAACTTTGGTGTTACTACAGCAATGTGGGAAGCATACTATAGGTATTACTATAGAGATGGCAACTATGCTAGTGTTGGGCCTGCTGGTGCTATTGAACCAACAAACATTCAATTTGATAGAGGAAATTCTATCAACGGTGCCCAGTATAGATACGGACTTGATAATGATAGTTATAAGCCGTTTTTTACTAGTATTACTATTAGCCAACTAGCCAGAAAAACTTATACTTCATTTACACTAATTAATCCTATGATAAGTTCTTGGCAACATGACACAATGGATCATAGTGCAAGTGACTTAGTGCAAAGTCAAATGACTTTAGATTACGAAACTGTGCATATGAGCAGAGGCCCAATTGGAGTAAATGGTCCTAAGGGATTTGCAGAAGAGCATTATGATAAAACACCAAGTCCTATTTCATTAGCAGGCGGTGGTGCATCAGCATTACTAGGCGGTAGCGGAGTACTTGCCGGCGGCATGGGAGTACTGGGACAAATTACAAGTGGCACAGCAAACTTTGGGACTGTACTACAAGCCGCAAACGTATTTAGAAACGCAGGCGGGCTAACACGAAGTGGTATTGGGCAAGAATTAATTGGAAGCGCAATAGGACAAATTGGACAATCAGCTGGCATTGATACCAGTGGTGTAGCAGGCATAGCATTTCCTAAAGGCGGTAGCGGCGGTGATATTTCTACACTGGCATCTGCGGCAGTTGTAGTAGGTGCATCAAACTATGTACAACAAAATGGCGGAGTAGGTGCAGTCTTTAGTAAGGCTACTAATGCCGTACAAAATGCGTTTAGTGGGCCAAATGTAATGGGTGGAGAAGGAGAATAATATGTCATTAAATTTACCAAAGTCGATCTCTAACAAAGAAGAAGATGTTAAACGCTATTTCAACACGTACTATCAAAAGCAATTAGCTTATCCTAGTAACGAAGTTGATGCTGTAATTGGTTTTTTAGAATCAAAAGGGTTTGGTACTAGTGCCGCACAGTCAACTGGAGCAGTATTATTACAACAAGCAAAAATTGATAACATAAAAGTATTTGAATTATTAGATACTCTTAAAGGATTAGAAAAACTACAGCTAAGTTATGCTGTTGCTTCTGTTATTAATTTTAATAGAGAGAAAATTAGCACTATGGGATTTAGAGTCGATAACACAGCTAGTGCAGTAGAATCAAGAAACATAATGGGGTAACCCATGGCACGCAAATATGCATCCGGTAAATTTACTCCTAAACATGCAGAAAAATACGTAGGCAAAAAATCACCAACTTATCGTAGTAGTTGGGAGTTTCATTTTATGAAATTTTGTGATGAAAATCCTGCTATACAAGCATGGGCCAGTGAAGCAGTAAAAATTCCTTATAGAAATCCATTAACAGGACGTCACACTATTTACGTACCTGACTTTTTCATACAATATAAAACTAAAAAAGGTAAAAATATGGTTGAGCTTATAGAAGTAAAACCTGATAACCAAACTACTATGGAAAATGCTGGTAAATCAAAACACAATCAAGCACACGCTATTTTAAATGCCGCCAAATGGGAAGCCGCAAGGGCATACTGTAAGTCTAAAGGCATTAGTTTTAGAGTTATTACAGAAAAGGACATGTTCCATCAAGGAAAACGATAAATAATAGTAGCAGTTAATGTGAGAGTATAATGACAAAGAAATTAGAAGAACTCCTAGACTTGCCTGATAGTAAAGACATTATCAAGGAAGATAAGAAAAAAGACAAAAAAGAAGTAATTGAACTCCAGAATGAAACTCTTAGAGACATTGCAGAGTTTGACAAAATTGCAGGTGCATTACCAGCTGTAAAAGGCCTTGGCGAAATGGCTGATAAAGAGCTAAATGAAATTGCACAAAAGGCTATGGATGCATATGATGATCTAATGGATCTAGGAATGAATGTTGAAAGTCGTTATAGCGGCAGAGTTTTTGAAGTTGCAGGCGGAATGTTGAAGACTAGTTTGGATGCTAAGGTAGCAAAGCTAGATAAAAAACTAAAAATGATTGACTTACAGCTAAAAAAAGAAAAAATGGACAAGGATGGCAAGGCTCCAGGTGAGGGTGATGTACTTAATGGTGAAGGGTATATTGTAACAGATCGGAACAGTTTACTTGAAAAACTAAAGAATATGGATAAATAATTTTATAAGGACGGATCATTATGTTTAACAAATATCTAACAGAAGCAAAAAAAGTATATGAATTTTCAATTGGCGTAGCAGGCGAGTTACCTGAGGGCTTTGAAGATACCATGGAAACTGCACTACAAAAATTCAGTGTAAACTCTCTTGGTGCAGGAAAGAAAACCCCAATACAAGAAAAACCACTAGATTTTCCACAACTACAAAATTGCGAAGTTACTTACTGGGAAGCGGGATTAAACTATCCAAGTACGCCAGAAGTACTATCGGAATATTTGTCAATGTGTTGCACTTTAGATAGGGCAATGGTTATTGTAAGAACAAAGAATGATCCAAGAATCGCATATCAAGAAATTGACGATGAAACGCCATATGTTAGTAAACTAGAAACAGAAGACATGGGCGGCGATCCAAATGCTCAAGAACAAGTAGGTTCAAATAGAGTTATGGAACTACTAAAAGAACTTGAAAGTACACGCTCAGGAAGAGCTGATCCAATACAAGATGTTAAGCCTGGCGAAGGTAAAGACATTACTGATAAAGAAAATACTGTTTCACCAGTAGGGAGTAAATAATGAACATTAAAGACATGATTGCTAAAATGGATGCTATTGACGCACCTAGCAAAAAACAAGAACTAACAGAATCTGCATCAATGAACATCTCAATGACAGCAGATGACGCAGGACAAGTTGGTCAGCTTATGGCAATGATGCGTAACGCTGGCATGGACGCAAAGCCAGTAGATGCAATGCATTCACTTAATCCAAGAGCAGACATTGAAAAATTTAGAGCAACCGTAGACGGTGCAAATGATGATCCGGGTATTCCAGGACAAGACAATGTACCAGGTGACCAAGATCTACAAGCAGGCGTACTAGGAACACTAGCAGGCGGTGCCGCAGGAGCGGCGGGTGCAGACGCACTGGATACAGCAACAGGCGGAGTAGCTTCGACTGCAACAGGTGCTATGGGTGCAAAAGCAGGTGCGGCACTAGGAAGTTTGGCTGGCCCAGCTGGCGCGGCAATCGGCGGAGCATTAGGTGGCATTGCAGGTAAAATGGCTCCAAAAGTAGCAGGCGCGGCAATCGGCGGAGCATTAGGTGATAAAGTTACTGGCGAAGAAACTGAAGACTATGCTAACGCACCAGATGAGCAGTACGGTGATGTAAGTGACGTAATTAGAGGCGGCACAGATCTTAACAAATCTAAGAAATCACATGCACCAGTAGCAGGTGGAGACAATCCAATGGCACTGGCAAGTAAGATTAAAGAAGAGCTTTCTACATTATACAAAGAGTACACAGGCGAATCTATTGTTAAAGAAGGCAGTGTAAAAGCCATGATGCAGGATTGCGAAGAAGGCATGAGCAAAGCAGAATTTGAGAAGAAATACCCCGGCGCAGACTATGCTGAGGTTAAGCAAGACATTAAAGATAACGCTGAGGAGAATAACTAATGGCTGGTCAAACAAGAGTACACGGTTCGGGGCTATCAGTTGCCGCAACAGTTTTTAGCCAAGGCGCAACTGCATTTAAAATTATAGTTAAAATTGCAAACGGTACAGCAGTTGATCTAAGAGCAGAAGATGATGCATTAGATGAAACAGTAGAGCAAATTTGTAAAGAAATTAATCCATTAATTTATATGGTTACTAATGA